TCAGCCCCTGGGCAACGCCAGCCGCGCGCGTTGGCCCCTGCCGCCCACTGACACGGCGGTCTGCCGCCACTCCACCCTCAGGTCCAGTGCAACGTCCACCAGCGGCTCCCGATGCCAGCCCTCGGCGTCCGCCCATTCGCGGTAGCCCTGAAGTTCCAGCCGGCCGTCGTCGCTGGCGGCGAGCACATCCAGCGAGGCGCTGCGACGCTGCCCGCCCTCCCCTGCAAACACATGGCGACACACCGCCTGCCAGTGGCCGCGCCAGTACACCAGCCACACGCCCTCCACAGGCCGATGGGTGGCATCCAGGCAGACACCGGCCACCACGATGCAATGGCCACCGGGACTGGCAATGACGGTGTCCAGATCGCAGACGTGGCGCCCGCTGTCCGTGCCGTCCAGAGCCAGCGCATAGGGCTGTGTGCGCGTGAACAGGTCAGGGTGTGCGGTCAGCCGCAGGTCGTCGGGCAGCAGCAGGCGTGCGTTGAGCTCGCGACCGTCGGGCAGCCGGTGGCGCAGCTGCGCCTGCATCGGGCTGGCCAAGGCCGGATCATCGGGCGCCAGCCAAAGGCCGTGGTACGCGCGCAGCGCGGTGGCTACATGCGGCTGGCGCGACACCCACGCCGCCGCGGCCGCATCCCCGTCCGCCTGACGCCGTTCGCCGAGCATCTGCCAGAACACGTAGGGGACCGCGTTGAAGTGAAGCAGGACCTTGCGTTGCTCGTCGTACCCCAGCACCCCATCGCTGCGGTCAACGTAGCCCGACGCGAGGCGCAGCGACGTTCCCGCCAGATCGGTCCACGTGCCGGTTTGCGCCGTGCCGCCGTCGCAGGCGATGTCGTCCACGATCGCACCGTCGCGCAGCATCTGCGTGCAGTAAGCCGGACCGCCCATGCCCAGCTCGGCCCAGCCCAGGGTCACATCGCCGGCGGGCGGCTGGTGGGCGAAGGGCGACAACGGCGCCGAACGCAGTGTCGGGCCGCCTACCGGCAGCACGTCGCCAGCCAGGTCGAAGCGCGTCAGCAGGCTGTGCGTTGCAACGGAGGCAGCCAGTGCCGCAATCACGCCCAGTGGCGACCACCAGGCGATGCACACCGCCACCAGCACCACACTGGGCAGCCAGCGGGTGTACCGCCGGAGTGCCGTACGGTCAGGTGGCATGCGCCGCCGCCCAAGAATCGGATGTACCCCTCGCCCAGCCGCCTACGATGTCCATTGCACTCCGGTTGCCACGCTGGTTCAGACAGCGTGTCATTCAAGCCGATAGCAGCGGCACGAGCAATGGCTGCATGGCCATCGGGAAGAGATCGGCCGCGTGGGGGAGCGCCCGCAACCGCACTGCTCGCGGTTGCGGGTAAAAAATGCGGCCTGTAGGCTCAGCGCTGCCCAAGGAGGGCTATCAACGGAGATATGGCATGAAGATTGGACTCAGGCTGTCTGTTGCTGTTGCTGCTATCGCATTCACGCTGGGAATTGGTTCTGCCACTGCGCAATCCACGCCGTGTGACGCCTGCTACGCAGCCTATCAAGCGTGCATGGCCAAGCCGACCGGGCAACTTCTGTGCTACGGCGCGCTATCGCGATGCCTGAAGAATTCCACCGGGTGCAACCCGCCGAACTGACCCGCTGTACGCGCCAGCCCTCATGCAGTGGGGGCTGGCTCGATACTCCCATGCAGAACGCTCCCAGCCGTGTGGTGATGGCGCGTCCGGGATGGCCCAGCGTGCGTCGCGGCGGGTTACATTGAGCGCCGTCTGCATTGCCCACACCACCCTCAGTGCCACTGCCCGCATGGATCGCATGATGAACGCCCGCCACCGCGTGCTGGTTGGCCTGTTGGGCATCTGCCTGGCCACGGCGACGCATGCGGCGCCCGCGTCGTTCACCAGCTACGGTGACTTTTACCGATCCCTCGGCGGCCCCCTGTTTCCGGGGTCGGGCACGGACATGGCGATGCCCTGCACGGACGCGCCCCGCAACTGCGTCTGGGTGACCTCGATGGGCCAGGCGCTACGACGTTTCGACCAGACCCTGTGGAGCGGGCCGGGCGACCTGGCCATGACACCCCCTGCCGGCGTACCCGACGTGGCGTTCGACGGCGAGGCGTTGGTGGTGGGTACGCAGCGCTGGCCCCTGAGCCGCGCGATCAACCTCGCGCCCGCACCGTGGAATGACAACGCGCCGATCGCTGCCGAGAACGTGGCGGTCATGACGCTGTGGCACCGCGGCAACTCGGTGTGTCTGGACATCCGCCAGGTCAGCAGCGGCAAGGGCGACCGCTACACCAAGGTAGTGCTGCTGCATGAGAAGCGGCTCTACGTGCTGCCCCCGCTGTTCGGCACCTGTGCCGCCATTCGCGAAGCGCCGCACCACGGGTTCAGCTATCCGAGCAACACCTACCTGGGCGCCGGGATGGAAAGCGATCCGGAAGGCCTGCAGGTGGACTACCTGCTGTCTGACGGCATCACCCGCGTCGAACGGTACCGGCTGCGCTTCCCTGACCACGACAATCCCTTCGTGTTCGAGGCCATGCGCGAGTAAGTGGGGGATGGCAGCGGCCAACGCGCGCCGATGGTTGCCCGGACATGCTGGACATGCCCGGATCTGGCGTCCTGTACGGATGCCGCGGGCGAGAGCTGCGATAGCGGTGCGCATGCAGGGAGGCGGTAAGCCGCAGGGTTCAACGACTTGCAGAACGCCGCAGGCTGCAGCGGAAGCCGGTGATGGAGCGGGTGAAGGGAATCGAACCCTCGTCAGTAGCTTGGGAAGCTCAAGAGCTTCCCCGTGAAATCAACAGCTTATGTATCAATTTCGCTCCGCAAAGCGGCATTTCCCAAGTCAATTATCCACTGAAAATTTGCCTGACTTGTTCCGATTGCGGAGCGGGTTTATAGCCCCGCAGGCTTAGGCAAGACTTGGATAGTCTTCGTCCAAGTAGGGACCTGTGCACCACGCTCGTAAACCGAAATCACCACCTCCCCTAGCCGGTCAAAGAACAACTCCAACTCGGCTGGCCCACTGCGGGCAACGAAATTTTGGCGAGGCCCTGTGGAGCCAGATTCCTTCTCGTACGAACGACCACGCCAGTTGAGCGGAGCCGGCACAGCTGAGTAGCCCCAAGCAGCCCCGGACCCGGGGCCAATGCCGCTAGCGATGGCAGCGCGCGCTTCTTCACGCGACGGCTCTGCGGAGAGGACCACCAAGATGGTGGCTTCATCCGGCACGATGGCAGACAAGCTAACGCGCTCCCATTGCAAGACCGTCGAGTGCTCTGGGCTCAAGATGTTCTTACCCGCTTCGCCGACTGCGGGATACTTGAACGCCGCAAAGCGCTTGAGCTTGTTGGTGATAAAGACCGCCGCACCGGCGATACCGCCGATGATCGCCACCGCGTAGCCACCCGCTTCCAGCCACTGCATCACAGTCCAATCCATTGAGCGCCCCCCCGTTGATGGTGGAACCATTCTGAATGGCTGCAGCAGACAAGACCACCAAGGGTCGGGGCAGCTCGGGGCACCCACCCAGGCGACCAGCTGGCCGCAGAAGGGATGTCCCTCCGGTGCCCTAGAGGTCGCCTAAGTCGCGCAGGCCGGCGGCGCCACGCCGAAGCAATGCGCTGATCAGGCGTCCACCAGCGGCTGCCCTCCCCGCCTTGCCGTTGAGGAACTCCACCTGTAGGCGCCCAGCCTCAAGGACTGCCTCCGGATCAAAACTGGCCGGCCTGCCGCGCAGCGGATCGCCGGGGGAGGCCAAACCTCCCTCCAGCGGCTGGACGACGACCGGCTCCCCATGGGCGCTCTTGGCGTAGGCCGTGGCCATCATCCGGCCGTTCTTGGGCGACCACCCACCCAGGACGATCTCGGTGTGAAGCCGGGCCCGGGGGATGCCGGCCTGGTCAGCGGCCGCCAGGTAGTTTGGCCACAGCTGCTCGATCACCAGCCCCAGCTCGGCCATGAGCTGCTCCATGGTGAAGTCCGCCCGGAAGCTGGCCTGCAGGCTCAGTTCGTACAGCCGAAGGAAGAACTGGGCAGACCCTCGGGTGGCCATCACCAGGTTGTGCTGGGGGATCAGCAACACCTTGGCCGCCGAGGACGGTCGACCCGTCATGGCGTCCTCGGCCAACGTATCCACGGCCACCAAGAGCTTTTCAGGGGTCAGAAGGACGTTGAGGATGCTCATACGGTAGTCCGCCTGGCGAAGCTGAACTATCGCGGGACAACCCTGCTCTGTCTAGCGCTCCCGACTGGCCGAATGCGGCACACGAACTCGGCCTGCGGAGCATCTGCTGGTAGCCTGACGCAAAACCCACGAGGACCCGCCATGGACCACCAGATCGGAACGACTGCCGACGAGCGGTTAGAACAGGTCGAGAGCCAGATCCACGCGCTCATGGGGCATGTGAAAGCACTGGAATATGGGCTGCGGTTGCTAATCGCGTCCCACCCATCACCCGACGTCATCCTACATACCCTGAACCGCATAACTGACCAAGCGCTCACCCCTGCTCCGCTAACGGGCGACGCCCCGGAACCGCTGTATCAAGCGGCCCTCCATCAGGGTCTGGGGATCATCAGGGAGCAAATCACCGAAGCGGTGCGTCACCGCGCTTGAGCTCTGGCGCGGCCTTCATGAAACTGAGCTTTAGCGCTTCGTGCAGACGTCGTTCCTGCTGCAGCTGGATTGCCGAGCGCTCCGGCGGAGCGGGCTCTTCATCCTTGGCCGTCAGCTGCTGCACGGCTTGGCGCAACGGCACACCTTCCAGGATCCGTGCCGCACACCATCGTTCGGCGTAGCGCTTGCCTTGGCTCACGCTGGCCGCCCTGACCCGCTTGTCCTCCCACAGCTTCCGACAGGACAGGTTCACCGCGACCCCATTGGCGTCGGGCGTGACGTTGGCGATCTGCCGGCCGTTCCGCCACAGCGCCCAAGAGTCGCCGAACTGCACCCAGCCTTGTGGCCGGGGGGCGGTCATGAATCCGGATTGGTCGCAGGGCGGGCGCATGGTGGGCAGGATACGCCTGGGCGTCTCAAATCCCGCGACGCCCCGAAATCACCCTGTCAGGAGGTTGACGCACGGGCCTGTCGATCTCGCAGGCGCCCCTACGGTCACTACCTTCCGCCCAAGTGCGCCCAGCCTGCCAAAGGCTCGCACGGGGGTTGCTGGGGATCCTTCAGAGGCGTGCGCCGGCCCGGGAGCGCCCACAACCCTTCTGCGTTGCGGTAGGAGTTCCAATCCGGTCCGGAAAGGGTTGCGTCGCATGAATGTGGCCGGCGGGAGGCGCGCACGATCGCGTCAGCCACGGCCTCCATTTCACTGGAGAACCAGCGGATGCCCTGATCACAAATTGCAACAGGCTGATCTCCGGGATGCGGATATCGGGGTAGCAGCTCCTGCAGCTTGATGGCTGCGTCGGCTACCGTCAGGCGCCGGAAGCCGGGGGCTGCGGCCCAGTGGTCCAGAAGTAGAACTGTGCCAGGCGTCATGGCCCTACCTCTTTCACCGATTGGGCACTCGATAATCACCTTGATTGAGTAAACGTAGCGCGAACGTCAGCGAACAGAGGTCACAAAATGTGCGGCCGATTCGTTCAAACCCCGGTCCGCGACGCCGCGACCTTGGGCTTCCCCCAGCTGGTGGGCGACCTGCTGTCGATGCCGGCCAGCTACAACCTGGCGCCGACCCAGCGGGCGGCCGTTGTGCTGGACCGGGGCGAAGGCCTGCAGCTGCAGCGCCTCGCCTGGGGCCTGCTGCCGTTCTGGGCGAAGGGGAAGAACCTACAGGGGTCGACCATCAATGCCCGCATCGAGACGGTGGCCACTAAGCCGGCGTTCCGGTCGGCGTTCAAGATACATCGGTGCCTGATCCCGATGGCCGGGTACTACGAATGGTCGGTCAATCCGGATGATCAGGGGAAGGACCCGTGGTTCATCCACGCGGCCGGGCCGCTCTGGGCGGCCGGCCTGTGGGAAGACAAAAGCCCCCTACTCGACCCGGACAATAAGGGCACCTTCACCGTGATCACCGGCGACAGCAGCGGCGTGTCTGCCGATATCCACGACCGCATGCCGGTGTGGCTGGCTCCTGACCAGGCAGAAGAGTGGATAGCCGCATCGCCTGACGATGCCATGGCGATGCTGCTGGCCAGCGCCCCGCCGCCGATGGAGGCCTACCGCGTCAGCCGCGCGGTGAACTCCCCGCGCAACAACCGCGAGGAACTGCTCGACGCGGTCGCCTGAGCCCCTTACTGGGGCTGGTCGGCATCTTCCACGGCGGTGAACTTGTAGACCTTGCCCACCACCAGGCCGGCGGCATCGGCCGGCGGAACGGTCATGCTGATCTGCGGCACACCCGCGGTGACCGGTACAAAGCTCAGCGTCACCACGCCGGGCTGGTCTGCGGTCTTCATTTCCATGTTGAGTTTGGCGCGAAATTCCATGTGTCATCTCCAGGTATGCGGCGGCAAGATCGCTGGCCGCCGCGTCAGCGGTTACTGCTCGATCGACACCAGCGAAAGGCTCTGGGTGATCGTCTGCTGGTCGAACGAACCAGACTGGTGGGTGACGGTCTGCTCGGTGAAGCCCACCACCTCGGCCCGGTACGACCGCTGGGTGGACCCATCGGAGGGGTCGTTGATCGAGATCGACCCGCCCCAGGTCGAGGTGGCCCGGTCGGGGCCGTCGAACTCGTTGAGAATTTCGACGCTGCCGCCCACCCCGAACTGCTGCCACAGCACTTCGCCCTGACCATTGAGGGTCCGATACACGTTGATGGTTGCCGCGTTGGCGCCGGCGCCTGCGACAAAGCCCTGCGAGCCCAACGCACTCTTGATCCGGCTGTGCCGGCGCGAGAATCCGATGGTCACAGCCTTGTTGCGCCCGTTCGTGCTGAACATTCCAGTCGTGACCGACGCGCCGACCGTTGTCGTGGTGGTGGTCTGTACCGCATTGCGCAGGACACCGGCAGCCAGCGACCCGCCCCAATAGGCGTTACCGCCGTCGTCCATCCACATCGTGGCGTTGGCCTTGCTGGCCGCCGCCGCGCCCACGTTGGGCCCGAAGTAGTCCACCAGGCCTTCGCCAGGCACGCCAAAGCCGTTGCCGATGATCCGCTGGGAATTGCCGCGGTAGACACGGATATAGCCGTTCTGCCACTCCATCCCATCCGCACCACCCGGCGCCAGCACGCGGAGCACGTCCGCCCGGATCTTGAACTCGCTCTTAGCGCCGTTGTTGCGCACCTCCAACCCGGCGATCACACCGTTCACGTCCGTGTAAAGCGCGGCGCTCGCGTAGCTCTCGTTGCCGCCCGCCGACCAGGGGGACGGCCCGGTCTTCTCGGGTGCCACCTGCTCCAACATGGGCCGCAGCCAACGTACAAACCGATCCTGTCCGGCGACGTGCTGGGTGGCGAAGTGAATTCGCATGGTCGCCGTGCCAGCAGGCGCATGGAACTTCGACCACAGCCGCGTGTATGACTCGATGGTGGCACCGCCGCCCAGAAGGTTGGTCAACGGGCAGGTGCCACGGGCGATCTCGTTCCCGGCGCTATTGAGGCAACTGACGTTGAAGTAGCCCGCGTAACCGGATGCGTACACCGAGAAGATGTAGGTTTTGTCACCTTCCACCGGCAGATCCGCGCCCGGCCAGACATAGGAGATCCCGCTGCGGTCGGCAAGGCCAGCCACGATCAGCGCGCGCATGCCAACCGGGATGCCTTGATCACTCGCACCACTGGCAAAGCCAGGTCCCTGCTGGGCGTACTTCCTCAACCCCTGCACGTCTTCAGGCGACCAAAATCCCTCCCAGCCCGGGGTGGTGCCCACGCCAATAGGCCCGTCGAACATCGAGTTGACCACCAGGTTTCCGCCCGCTGCCGCATTTGCCGACACCTTGGCGTCCAACTGCAGCAGCGCCTGGGAGCTGGCCTTACCGTCCACCTGCGCCTGTACGCTGTCGATCCGGGTTCCTTGGGCGGTGATCACCCCACCCTGCTGGGTGACCGTCGCCGTCAGCGAACTGAGCCCCGTCGCCGTGGCTTCTGCGGTGGCCTGCGCAGCGCGCGCGTCGGTGACGTCCATGATGCTGAAGTCGTCCAGCATGATGATGGTTCCAGCACGGCGATCCCCCCGCATGGAAATGAAGGCGCGAATGCGCGCGACGTTCGCATTCGTGGTGACGTATCCCGAAACCTTCGTCCAAGCACTCTTGCTCAGGGTGATGTGGTTTGCGTAGACCACCGGCCAGGCCAGGCTCCCGCCTGCATCGTCCGAGCTTCGGACCCCGAGATACACGGCGCCCGTCGTCGGAACGATGCTGGCCTCGGTGAGCCGGAAGTACCCTTCCACATAGTAGGTTCGCGAGGGCGACACCGGCACGTCGCCAGTCAAGTTGCAATCGGCGTTGCCGCTGTTGGACGTGGTGACCACGTTCAACTCCAGCGCGCGTTCCCCCGTGCGCCGGATGTTCGCGCCGCTGTTCGCTCCGCCACCGCGCACAGTGAAGGTGACCCCGTTGTTGCTGGCCGCTTGTTGCCCAACAGCAAAGCTCTCCATCGTTCCCTGGGGGAAGATGCTGACGCCGCCAGTCATCAGCATGGTCAGATTGGCGCTGACACTGGTCACCGACTGGCCCAGGGAGGTCAGGGAGCCTTCTGCCGCGGTTACCCGGCTGGTCAGCGCATTGGTCGCCGAAGCGTTCGCCGCACCCGCAGCTGCCAACTCGCTGCCACTCGGCATCCATGCCGTAGGCACCTCGCCTTCCTGGAACTGCAGGTTGTCGATCGTCAGATCGAGGTCACCCGGCGTCCCGGAGTTGTGAGCCCGCCAGATGGCACGCGCCGCCACCGAACCGGCCGGCGCCGCGTAGGGGCTGACCAGCACGTAGCGCTGAAAGTCTGCGGTGACGGCAAACTGTACCTGGATCGTCCCGTTGCTCGCCCCGGTGGCCGTAAGGAACTGGATATACCCATCCATACGCTGCCCGGCGGGGCCGCGCGCGTACACCGTGCTGACGTACTTCTTCCCCGGGATCACCTTCGGCCGATCCGCCGTCTGCAGCTCGATCCCCAGATATGCACCACCATCGGCACCGGCGCGGAACATGCGCAGCGCCTTGGTCGAGCCAGGCAACGGCGAATCCACGTAGCTGACGGTGAACGTTCCGCTCGAGCTGGTGACGTACCGCATGGGCACCGCACCGTCGGACGTTCGCTCTTCCAGCGAGCTGTTCGGCAGCAGGTTGTCGCCGCCGATGTTCTGCAGCTGGGCGGTGACCGACGTGAGCGCCTGGCCTTGCGCGGTGACGGTTTCCCCGATGAGGGTCACCTTCCCGTCCAGCAAGCTCGTGGCTGCGGCGTTTGCGGCGACCGTGGCGGCCGTCTCGCTGATGCTGGGCATCCACTGCGTGGCAGCCTCACCCTGCTGCAGCTGAGCGTTGTCCGCCTCGAAGGCATAGGTGCCGGCGGTGGACGTCTGTAGCCGCAGCTGGACCCGCACCTCCGCCGCCCCTGCCGGGGCCACCACCGTCGGGGTATAGGTGAAGCGGCGCCACTCGGTAGCGCTCAGGTTGAACGCTTGGCTGACGTTGGTGGACAGAGCGACACCCGCGCTGCTGTAGAACCACACGATCAGCAGCGCCGTGGCATTGGCCTCAGTACCGCGCAGGAATGCACTCAGGGTGTACTTCTGCCCGGGCACGGCCTTGGTTCCAACCCGGGGCGCCAAGCCGATGATCTGCACCGAACCACCGGCGGCGACGCCGGTTACCCGCCACGCCTGGGCCGAACCAGGCAGAGGCGAGTCCACATAGCTGCTCACCAAGCCGGTCAGCGCCTGTCCAAACGCCGTGGTCCACCCAGTCGGGGCGGCCGTCTCGCTGGTGCGCTGCTCAAAACTGCTGTTGTTGAGCAGGTTGTCACCACCGATGTTCTGCAGTGCGGCGGTGACGCTCGTGATCGCCGAACCTTGGCTGGACAGGGTATTGCCCTGCTGGGTGACCCGGGTATCCAGCGCAGCCAGCGCCCCCGCACTGGCTTTTCCGTCCAGCTGTGCTTTCACCGCAGTGATATCGCTCGCGTTGGCCTGGTCACCGCTGACCCGCGCCTGGGCCTCGCTGGTGACGCTGGCCTCGGTGGCCACCTTGCCGCTGCCGGCCGGCATGCGGGCTTCCATGGTGGTGATGCGCGCCACCTGGGCGCTGTCGGCCGCCACGCGCGCAGTGCGCTCGTCGGCAACGAACCCCTGTGTAACCCCGGCCAGGTCGTTGCCCGTGTAGTTGCCGCGCATCTGCACGGCCAGGGTGTTGCGCTGGGTCGCCTCGGCCGCCAGTGCGGTGATGCGGGCCTGGGTTTCTTCCTGGACCAACGCCACGCTTGCGCCGGGCGTCGGACGGCCGATGGCCACCCAGTCGATCAGGTAGTAGCTCGACACGGTCTGGGCCGCACCGGGCTGCAGTCGGATCGCCGCCAAGGTGGCCGGCCACCACGCTACGTCGGCGGCATCCATGATCGCCACGCCGTCGCTGTCCCACGCCGGTTCGTCCATCACCAGGCGCTTGGCGGTGTTCCATGCGGCGTCGGTGGTGGTGGTCCACTGCAGCACGCCGGCCCACGTCGGGGCGCCCACCTTGCGGATGCGCAGCTTCACGTAGCGGTACACCGCACCGTCGATCGCCAGCGCCGCCGGCGACTGCACGTAGGGATTGGCCGCGGCATTGGCCGGCCGCAGCCACCCGTCCACCAGCGTGGGCACGCCGTTGCCGCTCCAGCCCTCCACGGTCTGGTCGAAGTACCAGATGCGCTTGCTGTCGAACTGGGTGCCGCTGCCGGCGGCCACCTCGGACAGCGCGCGCGACAGCGATTCCACCTCGCTCTGGCGCGTCTGCTGCTCGGCGGTGATCGCGGCCTCGCGCGCCAGCTTCTCGTTCAACAGCCCATCAACGCGGGCCGCAGACTCGGCGCTGATGGCGTCCATCGCCTGGCTGATGGCCGACACACGGGCCTGCGACTCGGTCACCAGGTCGGCGGTGACCTTGGCGATGCCCTGGGCACGTGCGGCCGCCTCGTTGGCATCGGCGGCGATGCGGTCGGCAATCTCCTTTTCCAGCTTCAGCCGCTGCTCGATCAGCTGCTCGGTGGTGGGTGCCGGCGTGGCTTCCACCACCGCGCCCTGCCCCGGCTTGCCGCGCACCGAAGCCGTGATCCGGAAGAACCACGTCTGCCCGCTTCCATCGCTGTAGAGGTAGCGGGTTTCGGTGGTGCGGTAGATCTCCGTCCACGGGCCCTGCTGGGTCGGCCCACGCTCGATGATGTAGACCACCCCGGCCTGGTCGACGGCGGCCCATTCGATCAGGACCCCATCTGCCACCGGCTCCGGCGTCACGCCCTCGACAGGCGGCGTGTCCGGCGAGACGTAGATCGTCGGGAACCAGGATGCGCGCCGCGGCGTCGGCGGCGTCACCGACGGAAGCGCGCCCGCCCCGATATCGATCAGGGTGTTTTTCCTTGCCTGCATGTGAATTACCTTGCGTTGAGCGCTGTGCGCATTGCCGAACTGCTGCTGGTGCGTACGCCTGTGGTGGTGACCGACAGCAGGTCCCGGATCAGCTGGTTCTGCTCTGCCAGCAGGGCGTTGCTCTGCTGCAGCGCTGCGTTGGTTTCGGCCTGGCCCTTCCCCTCGACCACCAGGTCGAACACCGCCCGGCTGAAGTTGTCCGGCAGCGCCTCGATGGCGTCGGCCAGCTGGCCCATGCTGGTGCCGTCCTCGGTGTCGAGGTCGCCCACCTTCATGCTGTCGATGAGGCCGGTGACCTGGCCATACAGGCCGTTGTAATCCCGCCCGCTGGCGTAGAGGTTCCGACCAAAGCCCAAGGCCGCCTGTGCGGCCGCCTGCGCGGCGCTGGTGTCGCCACCGGCCACCGCACGCTCCAGCTCCTGCATCGTCTTCTGGAGCTTCTCCTGGTCGGTCAGCGGCGACAGGTCGCTGGTGTCCAACCCGTACCGCATCGCCTTCTTGTCGGCGTCGATCTGGGCCTGGAGCTTGCCCATGTTCGTCGCGCGCAACGCCTCGATCTTGGCCAGGTCCTCGGCGCGGGCACCGGACAGGCCCAGCGCCTTGGCGTAGTCGTTGGCCGCCTTCACCTGCTGGCGGTACGTGCGTTCAATCGTGAGCGCCTGCGACTGGTACTGGGTCAGGTCGCCGGTGAGCAGCTGGGTACTGACGTCAGCCATCAGGCTTGCGTAGTTGCCCAGCAGGCCGCTTACCTTCTCGATCTGGGTGGCCAGGTCCGTGCCGGCCACGCCGGCCAGGTCCTGGAAGTAATCCACCGCCTTGTTGACCTTCTCGATCTCCATCGAATTCAGCGCGCGGCCAAGCTGGTCAGCGTTGCCCACCGCCAGCGCGATCGATGCGCTGAGCGCGGAGAAGACGTCGGACGCCTCGTAGTACCCATCCAGCTGGCCACCGAACCCAGCCGCCTTCACCGCCTCGGTGAACAGCCGGTCGGTCATGTCGCCCAGGTAGGCTTCCAGCTGCGACTTCGCCTCTGCCGAATCAGCCGACAGCTGCAGCTTGCCCAGCGATACCTTCACCCCGGCCAGCTGCCGCGACAGGTCGACGCCGAGTTGCTTGGCCAGGTCCGTGGTGGCGCCGCGCACCTGGCGCGCGGCCATGTCGAAGGTGCGATCGATGCCCGGGTCGAGCGAACCGTACTGCGTCCACTTCTTGTCGCTGCGGAACATGCCCCCCTTGGCCTTGATATCCGCGTAGGACTGGCCATCGAACCCACCAAAGCCGTAACTGCCGGTGAGCCCCTGCCCCGTCACCTTGGGCGCGCTGCGGCCGAACAGCTTGGCGTGGATGCTGGACCCGGACAGGATCGATGCCGTCTTGTCGTTGAAGCCCAGCCCACGGAACCCCTTGTCCGCCAGACCCACCGCACCGGCGGTGGCGATCTTGCCGGCCCAGCTTTCGCCGTTGGCAATATCCCAGCCTTGGTCGAACAGCTCGGCGTTCTTCATCATGCCGGCTACGATCCACCCGATGATGGGGACCGCAGCCGCGGCGGTCGATCCCGCGGCACCGGCCCCGGCCCCGGCACTGCCGCCGCCGATCATCCCCGAGAAGCTGGATCCGGTCATACCGGCCATGCTCGTGACGTCGCCGAACCCGGCCAGTGCTCCCGCGCCGCTGTAGGCAGCAGAGCCGCCGCCGAACAGCCCCTGGCCCTTGGACAGAATGCCCGCGATGTTGGTGGCGCTCTGTCCGCCGCCGGCGGTCCCGTTGCCCCCCATCAGCCCCTTGATGCTGTCCCAGCTCAGTCCGCCGCCCTGGCTGCCCCAATTGCTGATGCCGTCCATGATCCTGGTCTGGATCGGGATCACCAGCTTCTGCTGCAGCAGCTCCCGGGCAAGGTCGCGCAACCCCTGCTTTGCCGTGTCCTTCAGGTCATCCCACAGTCCGTTGAAGTCACGCACGCCGCTGGACACGAAGTCGGCCATGGCATCAGCGGCGCCATCTACGCCATGCAACACGACGTTGGCCCAAGCCTCGACGTTGGCGGCCCCTTCTTCCACCTGAAGGGACAGGGCCGCCGCCGCATCGGCGGCGTCAAGCATCGACCGTTCGTACTGCTCGTAGCTGGCCGCACCCTTGGCCAGCGCCAGCGCCTCCTTGCCACCGGCGGCCTCGACTGCCTTCTGCAGCTCCTGGCGCATGTCGCGCTCGTTCATCAGCTGCCGGCGGTACAGCTCGCGTGCGCGGCCGACCTTGCCAAGCATCGCCAGTTCGCCATCCATGGTGGCCAGCAGCGCCTCGGGACTACCCAGCGCCTGCTCAATCTGCGCCGCGACCTTGGCGTACTCCATCGCGCTCTGGCCCATCAGCACATTTGCGTCGGCCTGGGCAATGTTGCCCTTCGCCAGCGCGGCGTTGTAGTCGGCCATGTTCTGCAGGTGCTTGGCCATTGCCTCATCGAGGGGGCCAACCATCGCGGCAGCTGCAAGTTCAGCCTGCTGACGGTAGCGCTCCAGCGAATCCGCTGCCGCCTTCTGCTCCTTGACGGCAGCCTTATCACCCGCCTTGGCAGACTGCACGGCCTTCTGTGCTGCTTCAGTCTGCCGAATCAGGCTCAGCCCTTGGGCGATCTGCTTGTTGTACGCAGCGCGCTGCTCCACGCTGAGTTTATCGACGCCGCCGGCGGCGTTGATCTTCTGCCCGACGTCGACCATGAAGGCCGCTTCGGCTCCTTGCTTCAACCGCACCAAGTTGACCAGCTGACTGTCAATGCTTGATTGCAGCGACTTGAGATGCTGGTTGATGCCGTCGGCTGCAGCCTTTGACGCCACTTCCTGGCGGTTGAGTGCCGCAGTGGTTGCGTCCGTCTGCTTCTCCGCATCCTTGCTGGCGCCCACGAAGCTATCGAGCAGCTGGTTCTGCCGCTCATACTCCCGGCTAAGGGTCTGGGTGGTGGCCGTCTGTGCGACGAACGTATCGCGCACGCGGTTTGCGGCAGGCGCACCATCGAGCAGTCGAGCGTTTGCGTCGGCCAGAGCCTGACCGAACTGGCTTGCGTCAATTCCGCCCGACCTGAATTCCTCTCGCAGTGCGTGTACTTGGGCCGTGTACTCGCGCCAGCGCGGTCCGCCGATCTCCGAATTGGCGACGCCTACCATGCGGTCGATCGACGCTGAAATCGCGTCGTAGCCGTCTTTCATATCCCGCTGCAGGCGGAGAAGCTCGCCGGCTTGCTCTTGCTTCCCAAGCTCGCGGAACTTATCGATCGTCTCGCTCAGCGTGCCGTTGTAGTCGATCAGCGCGTCGTCGGCAGCCTTCGTGCTATCCCTCACCATCCACCAGGCGGCGCCCGCAGTGGCAATCGCTGCGGCAATCCCTATTGGCCCGCCCAGAGCGGCGTAGGCTGAAGACAGTCCCTGCGCTGCGACACGCGCCGCCGTCTGAGCGGCGGTGAGCCTCACCGTGGCGGGCACCATCCCCATCATGCCAACGGCGGCACGGTTGGCCACCACCGCATTGGTGGCCCAGAGCCCGTTCAGGACAGCGATCCCTTTGACCAGTTTCCCCCCGGCGTAGAAGACCCCGAGCCCAACGCCCAGCGGTACGGCGGCCGCAGCGACCACATCAAGATTCTGCGCAAAAGAGTTGATCGCAGCGGTTGCCGCAGCAATGCCGCCACTCTGGGCCTGGCTGCCCAGCAGATCGTTGAAAGATTCTTTCAGCCCGATCAGCGCTCCGCCCAACGTCTCGCGCGCGGCTTTGCCGGCGCCCGCATAGGACTCTTCCATGACTCCCATGACCATGGCCTGGGCCTCGGCCAGGCGCCCGGCTTCGACCAGGGACGCCAGCATATCCTTCTGCTGCTCGGTGAACCGAAAGCCCTGTTTTGTCAGAGCAGAAATGCCCTCGGTGGGGTATTCCAGAGCCTTGCCGATTGTTTCCGCCGACTGCGTGATGTTCTCACCCAGGCGCACCGACTGGTCGATCGCAAGCTGCAGCGCGCGGGGGAAGTTCTCGCCTACGATGCTGGTGTAGGAAAGCAACCGCGTCTGAGCGTTCACGATCTCGCCGGATGACTGAATGGTCGCTTTGGCCATCTTGTCGGCCATGTCCGTGAGCTGCTTGCTGTTGAACCCAGCTGCCTGCCCTGTCGATTTCAGCGCGGCATTCAGCTGCGCCAGCTCGTTCTGGGCAGCCACGGTTTCCGCAATAAACATCCCCAAGATCGCGCCGCCGCCGATCGCGCCAAAGCCCTTGGCCAGCGTAGCCATGCTGACGTCGATGCTTGTAACCGACACCTTCGCGTCGCGCGCCGCCTGCGCGAAGCTGTCCGACACCTCACGTTGCATTTGCCGCATGGCCCGCGCCGAACGATCAGATGCACGCGCGGCCTTGCCAAGGTCGCGCTCAAAGCTGCCGGTCTCGGCGAGCAGGTCGACGGTGAGAGTGTAGAGGGCCATATTCCGTCCATAAAAAAGGCCCGCGCTTGGCGGGCCTGGTCACAGCGGAGCCCCAAGAGGGCTACGCGCCTATTTGATATCGAGCTTTCGACCGATGGCCTCAAGCCAACGCAGCGACGTTCCGAGCCTGTAGACCGCCCAAGACAATGCGACGGCCCACACTGCACTGACCAGGACCGCGAGCACTGCAAGCGGATGCCATTCGTAGCTGATGCCCCAGCGCGTCACGCTTGGAATCCGGCCAAAGGCGAAGATCCCTACGCCACCGGCGACGATGGATAGAAAGAGCATTAACCGCCCGATATCCTCCAGGGCGTCGCCAGCGCGCGTTGGCAGCTCATTGGGTGGAGAAGGCGGCTCGTCGTCCGGTGCTTCCACTCTGCTGGTGTGTTCGATCATCCCTGCTTCCCGTTGTGAAGAATGGGGATTGTCACCTGCTCAGCCTGTGAGCGAAACAACTACGCCGGGACTTCCTCAAACTCGATGTACCCAGTGAAGTACTGTCGACTGATGTTCTCCGCCGTGGGCAACTGGGTGGCGTAGCCAAACATCGCGGTCCGCGCGGCCAGCACCGGGTCGAATGCCTTGGTCATCATGTCCCGGTACTGCGGCACCACGCAGCCGCGCCGGCGGCCAGAGAGAGCGACTCCCACCGCCTCCCAGTCGGTGCCGGCCAAGCCTGCCTTGCGGGCCACCTCGGTCGACCGCCCACTCAGCGTGGCGGTCAGCTTCCGATATGTGGGCCCCGACACCGTATTGACCTGGCTGCCCTTGGTCCGGCTGTGCACGCTGCTGTCGATGCGCGCCACCGCCCAGCCGTCTTTGATTCCCACGTCCACCGCGCTGAACACTGCGATCTCGCCCACCTCCACGTTGGTCACGACGGTGGCGATGGTGACGGCCACGGCGCTGACCAGCGCATTGCCCGTGGGGAACAGCCAGGCGCACACGCTGCCGTCGGGGAGCCGAATGGTCGTGGCGCTGGCGCCGGCGGCCGTCACCAGGACACCCGGCGGCACGTTTAGCCCCAGGACCGCGATGATGCCCGGCACAATGGCCTCGGCCAGGGTGATGTTGATGGCCAGCGCTCCGGTACGCGCGATGCGTGCCCGACGCGCCGGCCGGCCATCGAACAGCGCGGCGCCCCCATCATCGGTGAGCCAGGTGCCGCCGACCAGGGCGACCGACGCCGGTGGAATTCCATAACCAATCAGCACCGCATCACCCCCACACCGTCAGCACCACGTCCCCCGTGGCAGGGTTGCGCTCTACGCGCCGGACCAGCACCGGCTTGCCGTCGTGCAGGTCATATCGGTTATACGTCAGTCGGCCCACCTGACCCGGCTGCGGCGCCAGGTCCTGGTCGCCGCGAACGCTGACGCGGTAGAAGAACCGCTGCGTGCGGTAGATCGACACGACGCGCTCTATTTCCGCCTGGGCATCCCCGGCATCCCAGAACAGGGAGATCACCGGGTCGGCCGAATCGGCCCTCCGGTAGTGCGGGTGCAGCGGCGCACCGCCGTACACCTGAGCGCGGAACAGCCCGGACAGCTCGTCGCGGCGCGCCTGCGGCACGTCCACCACGTCGGTGACCATGTCCGATGCGGCCAGCGCCTGCGCGTTGGGCCGGTAGGCCATGCGGCGCGTCAGGTTCGGGGCATCGTCGGGGACAGCCAGAAGATCCTCGGCCAGGTCGTCCCCGCTCAGGTTGAACGCGGGCGGGCCGTCGAACGTCTCAGGCGCGACGACGCGGGCGAACCGCAGGACCCCGTTCGGGTCCTGGTAGCACCCCACGCCATAGCTGGGCAGCATGGCGTTCATGGCGTCGCGCCCGGTCACCGCGTTACCGGCGTAGTAGCCGATGCCGGCATAGCCTGTAGCCGCGTCAATGGCCGAGCAATCGGCCGCAGACCATGCGGCCTTGCCCAAGCGCCCCATCAGGTCCGCCATCGCCTGCCGCAGCTTGGCGGGCTGCTGGCCGGGCCCGACGCTCGACACATCGGCCACCACCGGCGTGACCGGCGGCGACTTCATCAGCAGCTGCTGGCCGTCGGGCGACACCGTGAACGTGCCGGGCTCCATCAGGTCGGCCCGGTCCATGACGGCATCAGCGTAGATCGGGCCGTCGGCCACGAACATGGCCGTCGCATCCGAGTTGGCGCCCATCGCCGGCACGCTGGCCACCGCACCGATCACCGCCGGCTGCGGCTTCCACGCCAGTGCGGGGATGTTGGGGAGGAACACGCCGCGGTTGATCGTGGCGTCCAGGTCGTCGTGGGCGTCCCGGAAATGGAAGGTCTTGCTGCCGTCGTCGTTGATCTCGATTCGGTCCACCGTGAACCGGAACACGTCGGCAGCATCGGCCAGCATCCCGCCGAGCGCGCCGGCGCGGATCTGCACAGGCAGCCCGGCGCCGCCGCTGAGCGCCAGGTCGTCCAGCAACCCATCGGCATCCAGCACGACGCATTCGGCCGCGCTGGTTTGGCTCACAGGGTCACCGCCCCAGGGCCAAAAGTTGATCTCGCTGATAAGGCTCAAGCCATCGGCGAGCAACCCCTCGTAGCGGGCGTTGGCCGGGCTGTCACCGGGCGCGGTGAGCCAGTCCATATCAGCCAAGCGGGTGATGCCCGACGCGGCGCCAGGGAGCCGCCAGCCCGCTTCTGCGGCGGCGCTGCGGGCTGCCCACTGGCCGGCGTTGACGGCCATGCACAGCCCACCTGCCTTGGTGGCGGAGAGCGTCCCGGCGAAGTGCAGTGGACCAGCCAGGTTGATCTCGCGCTGGTGCACCTGCGTACCGTTGAGGTACAGCTGCAGCACGGTGGGGCTGCCGAAGGTCAGGCGCAGTCCCACCATGTCACCGTGCTTCGCCGACGGCAGTCCGCTGGCGATCGCGCCGTTGCCCTGAAGCACCCGTCCGGTGGCCAGCTCCCAGCCGATGCCGGCAGCGCTGGCCCCGGGGTGTGCCTCCAGCGGCGCGGCCGGCGAGACGACGCCGACCATGGCGGCCAGTACGTCGTCGCCCCAGACAGCGAACTCAACGCCGGCGGTGCCGGTGCTGAGCGAGAAGTCCGAGCGTGCCAAGCGGTTCAGGTCGGCAGCCGCGGTGGTGGCCAGCGTCAGCCCGCCATCGCGCGCAGCCAGCAACGGGCCGATGGGTTGCGCCGCAAAGCGCCCGAAAGTGTCAGCCATGGATCCTCACAATGAATCGAACCAATCCTGTGCCTCGTCTTCGTCGGACCGCGGCACCAATACGTCCATGAAGTCCTGCATGCCGCGCTTGGTGCCGGCCTGGCTGTGCGCGGCGGTGGTGAAGGCAGCGAAGGCAGCGGGCTTGATGTGCAGGCCGACCGGGTCGATGGGGTTCCGTTTGTGGAACTCCCACCATTCCAGATACTCCCGGCGCGACATGGTCGCTCGCAGCTCGGACACCGTGCGGCGCAGGTGCCAGGCCAGCACGTGCCAGAACCAGTCCTCGCCGCGCTGCCTTAGGCGTTTCCCGCCTCGGCCTGGGCATCAGCGGCTTTCGCGCCAAAGCCGGAGTGCTTCATCGCCACCTGCTGCAACTCGGCAGCCACCAGCACCTTCAGCTGAGCGGCCTGCTTTTCGGTCATGACCGGCTTGCCGTCCTCGTCGCAGATGGTGGCGGCGATAAGCTTGGCGCGGTCGCCATCCTGGAACAGCTTGCGGAACTCGGCGTCCGGCAGTTCGCGCACATAGAACTGTGCCTTGTCGCCATTCGGGAGGGTGACGATATCAGCGTGCACGTCCTTGGAGGCAAACATGCCCAGGCTGGTGAAAGCCTGCAGCACGGTCGGCGGGGTGGCGACGGTGTCAGTCGTGGTTTCGTTGGTCTTGCTCATGGGCCGTTTCCTGAAGTGGTGGCTGGGCGCGCAGGCCGCGCACGGCTAACACGCGGGGTGTCCCGCGCGCCCAACCAAAGAGAAGGCCCGCCAAGGCGGGCCGAAAGAGAGAGCGCCGTTGACGCGATCAGGGCGCCGGGCGGTGGGTGATGACTGCGCCGGAACCGCGGATGGTGATGGTGGCCTTCCAGATATCGTTGTCGGCCACCTGGACCGCGAAGTTCTGAACGAAGCCCTTGAACTGCTTGGACACGACGTCGGTGGGCGGCGTGATCACGCCATCCACAGCCTCGGGCTTTTCAACGCCTTCGGTTTCCGACTTCGGTGCGGTGACCAGGAAATCGACGACGGCGCCACTGGTATGCAGTGCCTCGATCTTCTGGTGGTCGGTGGCGTCGTAGTTGATTTCGATGGTGGTGCTGCCGGTTGCCTTGCGGCCGGCAACGAACTTGTCCCAGTCATCATCGAAGTCGGAAATGTCGATTTCCGACGCCTGGCCGTCAGGGAAGCCGACCGAACGCAGGCGGGTCACCTTGACGACCTCGGCCGCAGCGATCGCGATGAACAGCTGGGTATGCTTGGACTTGATAACGCTCATAGGGGTTTACCTCTCGGATGGGGCCCGGTCGCCGGGCACAAAAAAACCGGCTTGCGCCGGCGGCTGGGTTGCAGTGGTTAGTGGCTACCGGATGGCCAGTAGCCGCACGTCGAAAGAAATGCCGAAGGCGCCTGTGTCGTCATCGTCAGGCGTAGGGTTGTAGGACTCGATACTCCCGCGCCGCTCGATCTCGCCGCGGATGGCCACCGCCGCAGCGTTGGCCTCGGTGGCGCTGCCGCCCCACACCACAATGCGGACACGCCAGCCGTCGGCCGGCGGCGGGTCGGAGAGCTGCGGAAGCGGTGCCCCGCCAACAACGTCCCACGTTGCGTAAGGCAGCTTGGCGCCCTCGGGTGCGATCCTGGGCCAAAGCCGCATGGGATCATCGCCAAGCTGCGCGCGCACCGGCGCACTGCCTTCCAGAATCGACTGGATCAGCGGCACCATCATTTCCACCCCCTTGCCTTCATCAGCTTGTCCATGGCGGCCAGCGTTTCGTCAATGATGGCCTGCGCTGCCTCCGGCCCTCTGGCCTCCGCTGCCGGCGTCAGGAACGGTTGGGCGGCCATCTTCTTGGTGCCGAACTCCACGTGGCGCCAGTAGTACGCCCACCCGCTCTGCTCGTAGAGCTTGCCAGCGCGCCGCATCCGCCGGTTGCGCTTCGTGTTGGCGTACTTGACCCGCTTACCGGTGCGCACGCCTACCGTGTAGTAATCGCCGTCTGTGCCCACGCCCGCCTTGCGACGGTTCTTCGCGTTTGCCCGGCGCACGACGATCTGGGTTGCCAGGAAGCCCGACGCTTTTGGGACGCGCTGGCGGGCCTCATCGCGGATCAGGTTGCCGCCTTTTCGCATGCCGACCTGCAGAGGCTTACCCCTGACTTCCTTGGGCAGCTCCCGCAGCGAAGCGAGCAGGCCCGCCAAGCCACGAATTTCGACCGGCTCAGCCATCGGACACCCCGGCGTCCACCATCAGGTTGATGTGGCTTCTGGCGGTGGGGTCCGGCAGCGCTGCCCGGATCGCGTACGCCTGCCCGTCGAAGGTCACCCGCATCGTGTTCAGAACGCCCGGCAGATACGGAATTTCCATCCGGGCGGTTACCTGCCCATGCTCGGCGCTGGCCGCGGTGAACTCGCGCCCAGAGAGTGGCACGACTTCAGCTGGCACATCCCTGTGCCAATCCACCCAGGCCTTGGTATCTCCCCCCAACGGATCGCGCGACACGGTGAATTCCTGCAGGGTGATGCGGTGCCGGTACTTCCCCGCCCGCCTCACGGAGACACCCGCCGGTACGGGAACATCAGGCGATCCACCGTGGGGTTCTCCACATGGATGGTGCCGGTGATGCCGGCCTCCCGGTTCGCATACAGGTCCCCCACCAGCAGCAGAATTGCCGCGCGCAGGGGCGCCGGCACTGGGCCGGGTACGGTGTCAAACAGCACCGGGCGATCTCCGGCGGCACTGGTCACCGCGCCCGGCTCGATCGGCAAGGGCGTGCATCGCTCGCCCACGGGGGTCCATTCGTAGCTGGCCACCACCAGGGCGTAGGCCGTGGCGCGCTCCACTACTTCGCGAGCCGCCACGATCATGGCACCGATTAACAGGTCATCGGCGGCATGGATCACTGCCAGGTGCGCTTTCGCTTCCTCCAGCGACACCGGCTCTTCAGTGGCTGGGATTCGCGTACGCAGCATGGATCAGCCCCCCTTTGCCGACGCGACCGCGTTGGGGTGGGTGTCGATGAAGCCGCCGGCCTCAATATCAGCGGCATGTGCGGCGTCGAACTCGCGCACATCACCGCAGCGGCCGAATGGACCGTCGCTCAACACCAGCGCCAGCACGGCTTCGCGTGTCTCCGGTGCCGGCAGCGCCTCGGTCGTCGCCGCCGAATGGCTGTGCTCGCCGCCGCCATCGACGACCCCGTTCTCCACGTCTGGCGGGTTCTCCACCAACGCTGCCCCGGGGTCGAGGGACGAACCTTCGCCGGCGATGTCGAGTGCGGTGGCCGGCTCTACGGACGGTGCATCGCCCGGCGAGACGTCCGTGGGCTCGCCGGTGGGTGCCTGCTGTGGTTTTTGCTTTGCCATGGTCTGTTCCTGGTATGAGGGGAGCGACCCGAAAGTCGCCCCCTGATGGCACGCGCTGGCCGTTAGGCCGCGGCGCCGTGCTGGAAGGTCTTGACGGCGCCACCGACGTCGACCAGGTTGCCGCCGCTGCGCATCCAAGCCAGGAAGCCCACCTGCCCCTTCTTCACGTAGGCAGAGTCGTTGAAGCGGAACAGCGTCACCGCCATCACGTCGCGGATCTTGTAGTAGCTGAAGTCACCGAACGCGATCGAACGGGCACCGGGGGCCGGACTGGCCATGTGCTGGTTGATCTCGATATCGCGGTTGAGCAGGCGGTCAGGGGCACCGCCGGGATTGCCCTGCTCGTAGCCCGGCACGAAGATCGGGCGGCCGGTGTCGTCCTTCACCTTGCGCACCAGCTTCAGCATGTCGTCGTGGAACATCCACTTGCCGTTGGCCCGGTAGGCGGTATTGACGCTGTGTTCCAGGTCGATCAGGTCGTCGTACAGGATCTGCGGAATTGCCGACACCAGGCCGATCCGGCCGTTGCTGGCGGCGGTGATCAGACCCATGGGCTGACCAACACCGGTGCCCGTGGTGTAGTGACGGTTGGTGACGCGGCCCAGGCGCGTCTGCAGGCGGTTGGTGATGAAGCCTTCGATATCCGCGCTGGTGTCCTGCAGCAGCTCCCACGGCACGGTGACCACCTTGGAGCTGTACTTGTGGACGGTGAGCCCCTTCGTACCGAACGCGACGTCTTCGTCGGTCGCCGACTGGTTCTCCGCGACGATCTCGCCCTCTTCCGAGGTGCCGTCGCTGGTCGGGTACTGCATCGGCTCGCCGCCGGCAGTGCTGAACACGTCGGCCACACGGCGCATGCCGCCGAAGTCCTTCAGCGCATCCAGGATCTGCGACGCCAGGGTGGTGGGGACGGTGTAACCGCCCTGCTCCGGGTTCAGATTCGGGTTGCCGCTCATCGCGGCGTTGATCTGGGTCCAGTCCTCGGCCGTCAGCGCCTTGTCGCCGCCGCGCGCCCACTTGTCGAAGAGCTTGCGATCCTGTGGGCGATCACTGTTGTTCGGGGCCGGGTGTTCGCGTACGCCGGCATCGCGCAGGTGGTTCTCCGCCGTCAGGTCCATGACCTTCTGATGGCGCTCGATGGCGGCGTCGATGCGCTCGATATCGGCAATGTTTGCGTCGTACTTGGCCTGGTTCTCCGGGGTCCAGGTGTTGCCGTCGCCGGTGCTGGTGTCCAGCAAATTGCGGGTGTCCTTTGCCAGCGCGTTGCGGCGCTCCCGCTCGGCCTGAATGCTGAAAGTCATAGGTCTGTTTCCTTTGGGCGAAAAAAAGCCGCCTTACGGCGGCTGATGAACTGCGGGCGGGAGTCGCTTACGCAGGCACGCGCTCGAGCAGCGCGAGGCGCCGATCAAGCCCGGTTCGGTGGGCGGCGATGGCAGCGTCGTCATCGCGCGCGGTGTTCTTGGGCTTGGCCAAGGCGGCCGGGGCGTTGTTGTAGGCCGACAGGTCCCAGCTGTTGGCCGCGGCCTTCTTGCCCACGACCTCGACGACCTTGTCGGCGAAGCCGTTTGCGACGGCCTCGTCTGCCGTGAACCAGGTTTCGGCATCCATCCACTGCACGACCTGCTCGGCGGTCTGTCCCGACCTGCGCGTGTAGTCCCCGGCCAGGCCCGTGTCGATCTTGCCCAGCAGCTCGCCAGTCTTCGCCATCTCCGCCTTGTTGCCGATGGCGATGGTCCACGCGTTGTGGATCATGAAGCCAGCACCCTGGGTGATCTCCACCTCGTCGCACGCCATGCATATGCCCGTGGCCGCCGAGGCCGCCAGCCCATCAACGTGGGCGATCACCTTTGCCTTGTGCTGGGCAATCGCGGTCATCATCGAGCGAGCCGCGAACACGTCGCCGCCGGGGGAATCGATGCGCAGGTGGATGGTGTCCACGTCGAGCGCTGCCAGCTCCTGGACGAAGCGCGTTTCGTCGATATCGCCCCACCAGCCGCCGATGACGCCGTGCAGATAGATGGTGGCCACGCCATCGCTGGCCTCGGCACGCAGCGGCTTGGCGGCCGCCGCGTTGTTACGTGCGAGCTGCAGAAGCTTCGGGATCGTCATCGTCATCAGTCCTGTCGGGGTCTTTCTTGCTATCGGTGGGGTTGGCCGGCGTGGTGGGCAAATACAGCGTGTCGCCGCCCGGGATCGACGGCAGGTTCTTGAGGCGCCGCACCTCGTTGACGTACATCCAGCCTTGGGCGCCTGGTCCACCGAGCGCCTTGCTGAAGTACTCGGCCTGTGCCTTGGAGTCGCCAGCCATGAATCCGTCGACGTTGTGCTCAACGTAGAAACGTTCGGTCCGGAACAGCTTGCGGTTCAGCTCGTCCTTGATCCGCTTGAGGTGGGCGCCAAGGGTGAACTTGACGAAGCCAATACCCATCGACTCAATACCGGTGCCGAAGCTGCTGGCTTTCGTCGTCTCCCCGATCATGTGCGGCGGCACGCCAAACGCCCGGGCGATATCGATCACCTGCCACTGTCGAGATTCCAGCAGCTGCTGGTCGACGGCAGACATGGTCAGTTCCTTGACGTCGAGGCCCTCGGTCAGGATCAGCGGGATGCGGCGGTTGCCCTGGGTGCCACCGTATTTCTTGACCCACGCGTCCCGGAAGCCCTCCTGCATCTCGGGGGTCATCTTGTTGGTGGCTGTGATGGCCACCTCTGGCTTCCCGCCCTCGCTGAAGAACTTGCCGGCGTGCTCGTCGCCCTGGATGGCGATTCCAATACCGTTTCGCGCACCCCACTGAATCACCGACATGGAGCTGACGCCGTTGAAGCCGAAGCCCGGGATATGGATGACGTCGTCCTGGTCTACCGTGAAGTATCCGATGCTGTCGTGGAACGTGTACTGCAGCCGCGTGGGCTCGCGGGGGCTGGTCCGCTCCTGCTGCACAATGGTGACCCGGTCGCGAGGCCACGGGATTGCACCGGTAATCTTGCCGCCCCGATTCCGTATGGCGTATGCGATGCCGTCGCCGCGCAGCAGCATCTGGGCAATGAGGAACTCCCATGCGGTAGAAGCTGCCCATGCCGGTCCGAACTGTTCGTTCAGGATCCACCAGTAGTCGTGCGTCGCGCGCTTTCGGCCCTCGTCTAGCCGCTCATAGACCGGCAGCGGCAGCTGCGCGATAGAGCCAGCGATCAGGCTAACGCAGCTGTAGACAGCAGAAACCCGCATAGCCGTCTTGTCGGTTACGACAGCGCCCGAGGCGGTCGCTGGGTTGCCGAAGATCTCGAAAATCCCTCTGTCGGATGACGACACGGTTTCACCATCTGCCAGCGCGACGGCGGCCGGCGCCAAGGCGCGGACCGCACGATCAACGCCAACGACTACCGCCAAGCGGTCGCGTGCAATATTTGCGCTCATCAGTCCATCACCACGAAGCCCTGTTGGATTTGCCCGGTCTCTTGCGCCTGCATTGCGCGAGCCATGGCCATGATCAGCGCCACAGCGCCGTCGATCTTGTTGTCGTTGGATTCCTTGCGGGGATACACGTGTTCCTTCGCATCCATCCTTGCCACCACGTTGCCAATCATCCAGGTCATGGCGGCGTTGCCGTCGTGCCAGAGCTGGTGAGATAGGATCAGCGCTTCCACTTCCTTCATCGGTTCGGACAGGTTGCGGACCGACTGGGCCATTTCCACCACCGGCAGCCCTTCCTGGCCCAAGCGGGTCATGACGTACGTGGCCTGTGTCGGGTCGAACGCAATGTCTTGAATGTCGATCCCGCGCGCCGCCAACTCCTTCAGCTCTTCTTCGATGAAGGCGTAATCGGTCATGTTCCCGGGCGTGGCCACCATCAAGCCGTCCAGCACGAAGAGCTGGTAGCGCTCGTTCTCATCTACAGCCGATTGCGGCACGTAGAACCGTGGCACCACGTAGTAGCCGCCGTTCTTCTCGAACAGCATCACCACCGCGGCCACGTCCAGCTTCGACGCCAGGTCGACGCCGACCCAGCATCGGCAGCCTTCGAAGTCATCAAGATCAAAGGCGCGCTTTTGCTTCTGCCACGCCAGCATGTTCATCCAGGCGAGCTTTGCGCCCACCCAGTCGTTCAGGTGCTTGGTACGGTACGCGCTCTGCTTGCTGGCCGAGCGCTTGGCTTGCGCCAACTGCGCCAGCAGGAACTCTTCGAAGACCGACACCCCGTAGTTGGGGTTGGCCTTGCGCAGGCTGGCCGGATCATCCCACCGGTCGGCCTCGTCGATCCCGAAGATCATCCCGAAGATGGTGTCGTCCTGAACCTCGCCCTCAAGGATCCGGATGACGTCCCGGCGCTTCTCGAAGCACGGGCCGCCCAGGTTGGTGCCGGCGGTGGTGATGATCCCCAACAGCGGCTGTTCGCGGGCACCCATGCCCGTCTGCATGGCGTCGACCATGTGGTCGTCGTCATGCTCGTGGTATTCGTCCACCAGCGCCGCGTGGGGGCTGGAGCCGTCGCCCGGCTTGCCGATCATTGGCTCAAACTTCGACATGTCCTCCATGACGAACATCGAGCCGGGGTTCTTCGGGTTGCCAGACTGCTCGATGCCGAACCTTGACCGCAGCGCGGGCATCTTCTGGACCATCTGCCATGCCGGCCGGTACACCTCGAACGCCTGTTTCTCACTGGTCGCGCCCGAATAGACCTCGGCGCCCGCCTCGCCGTCAGCGGCAAACAGGTACAGGCCCCGGGCGGCCAGCCGCAGCGACTTACCGTTCTTGCGCGGGATCTCTTCGTAGGACTCTCGAAACCGGCGCATGCCGGTTTTCTTGCGGACCCAGCCGAACAGGTTGCACTCGATGAAGTGCTGCCAGGGCTCGTACACCAGTAGCTGCTTCTTGGCAGCCCACTTGCCCTTGGTGTGGGGCATCAGCTGTTGGAACTTGACCGCGCGATCGGCCTTGGCCGCGTCGTACTTGTAGGGCCAGTCCGGCCCGGTTCGCTTCAGGTCATCCAGGAAGCGCTGGCACGCAAGCACGATGTATCGGCCGGCCGGAATCTTCCCGGCCACCACGCTTCGTGCGTAGGCCTTGGCAGATTCGCTCGGGGTCATGCATCAGAACTCGTCGAATGGGTTGCCCTCCCGGGGCTTCTCGGTCCCCAGCTTCTGGCGATCCGCCGGCGTGAGGCCGAGCCGCGCCAGGCAGCCGATCAGGTGCGAGTACTTGGCCGCCTTGAACTCAGCGCGGTTGGCGCGGAACTCGGCAAGCAGCGAGGCGGCCACCTCCATCACGAAGCGGTCGGCGCTGGTCAGCACGCCAGGCAGGGAACTCTTTTCCAGCTCCTTCCAGGCGGTGACAACGTCCTCGGGCAGACCGGCCGGCGGCTTGCCAAGCGCCTTGCCAGTTGTGGGCGCTTCCTTACGGTAGCGCTGGGGGTTCTTTTTCTCCGCCCCCTTGAGCTTGGCCAGCTCAGCGGGCTGCTTGTGCCTCGCCATTCAGGCCAACCTCGAAATTCAAATTCTGTGGACTCGCGAAGAAAGGAGGGGGCGCGTATCGGGCCGGGCTCGGCCTCAACTTTTGCCCTCCCCCCTCCCCTTTCGTTCAGGTTTCTGTGGATAACTTTCGTCGCCGCGGAACGGCGCCCAGGTGCCCTTCGGCATCGCCGCCCGACCGAATCCGCCGTTCTCCCGCGCCGTCTTCGCGCTGTGGCAGGGGTGGCACAGCGACTGCAGGTTGCTCGGCTCGTTGTTGGCGTCGTCGCCGTCGATGTGATCGACGTCGGTGGCGGCCGTGACCCGGCTCTTGATGGCACATGCCCGGCAAAGCGGCTCCCGTGCCAAGTGCACAGCGCGCATCTTGCGCCACACGGTCGAGTTGGTCGGCAGTGCGCGGCGCATCTGCCTGCGCTTAACCTGGCGAGTGTCTTCCTTGTAGGGCTTCCAGCCGGTGGGCCGGTGCTGTGCTGGCCTCGTTGGCATCAGTAGGGTTTCCCATCCATGTCTGTGCGACAGGTTGCCGAAGCATCTTCGGCTTCCTTCACTGGCTCACCCAGCTCTTCGCCGAGCAGCAAAGCCACTGTCTGCACCAGCAACCCAATGTGCTCATGCTGATTCTTGATTACTGCCACAAGCTCAACGACTGCAGCTCGCGTTTCGATGCCCGAAGCCAGCAGCGACTCAGTCGTGGTCAGCAGGTTCTGGATACGTTCGTCCATCTCAATTCCTTGGCGACCTGGTCGCCACTCGCCGTGATGCTTCGGCCGGGGAAAACCCCGGCCGAAGGCTTCGATCAGTTGGTCAGGATGATCAGCTGGAACTTGGCGTTAACGCCCCAGCTTCCGCCCGAGCTCTGGGCACCGAAGCCCAGGCTGAAGCTGCTGCCCCCGCCGAAGCTCGAACCACCCGAGAAGTTGATGCCCATCCCGCCGCCGAACTGCTGGGAGACGCTGCCGCTCCAGCCGCCACCGAAGTCGAGGGAGGCGCCGACGCTGGACGGCGAGATGTCGAAGGTAGCGTCCTTGAACTTGACGCGACCCGAGCCGGACAAGTTGCCGTTGCTGTCGAAGGTGCCAGTCAGCGAAGCCTGGTCATTACCGACGACGTAACCCACGGTGCCGGTGACGTGCTCGTTCTTGTACGAGAGGTTGAGGAACGAGTCGTTGCCGCTCACCTTCACGTTGGCCGAGCCCGACTTCACCTGACCGGACAGGCCAGCGCCATCGATGTTGCCCGAGAAGTTGACGCCGACAGGGCGGCCGTTCTCGTTGATGACGCTGCCGCGAACGTCCCAGTCGGAGTTGTCCATCGGTTCGTCGATGGTGGGATGGCCGCTGCGGGCCAGCTGGTTCTTCACTTCGTTTTCGGTCTTGCTCATTGTTGGTGTTGCTCCTTACTTTTGGTGCCGGTACGGCGTTGGTCCGCGATCCGGCCATCAGGCCAAACCACGGAAAAGCAGAAGGGCCGCTCGTGGCGGCCCTTCGATATCTGGGTGTGTACTGCGGCCACCCTGTTGGTGGCCGTTGCCGCTGCCTGATACAGAGCGCTCCGCTACCCTGAGAACTCCTCGACGGCCCAGCCGCCTCCATCCTTCTTAGGCTTCGCGCGTACGGCTACGAAGCGGAGCGGATACTGGTCCGCCGCGATCTTGATCTTGGCCCTGGCGTCGTCCATCCAGAACCCCTTGACCTCGTGCATCTCCAACACGCCATCGGCGGCTAGCACAGCGAAGTCAGGGGTGTAGAACGTGTTGTCGGCCAGGCGCAGCTTTATGCCTTCGAACCGGAACCACAGGACGCTGCCGGCGTGCTGGAGCCCCCGCAGCTCAACCGCATAGGCCTGCTCGGTCTTGTTCATCTGGCCGCGCTTGAGCCGACCCAACGCCAGCAGCGCCTTCCCGCTGCCGCCGGGCGGCATCAGCGACGCCGGACGAGTGCGCGGGCGCCCTTCCGCTTGGCTACGGCCAAGACTGGCTTGGGCGCCGACAGGCGCTGCTCAAGAGCGATCACCCGGGAGTCCAGCCCTTGGGTAACCTTGCCCGCCGCGCGGTCCACCTGGTCGATTCGCTCATTGAGGGAAGGCAGCACGTGGCCAGTGGTGGTTGCGATGCTGCTCTCCGCATGCACCACGCGCGCCTCAAGTTCGCGGAGGCGGACGGACAGCGGGGGCCACAGGGTCACGCCCAGCAGTTTGATGGTACGAGCCATGATGATCTCCAGTTTCAGGGGCGCTTGGCGCCGTTGATGGCCGTTTCGACGGCCTGATATCGGTCTACGGCTTCGTCGCGCTCGGACTGGGCAAGCTCGCAGGCTCGTACAATTCCCGCCGCACTGACCCGGCGTAATCGGTTTTCTTCTGCAGCTGCTGCGGCAGCGGCGGCACCGTCGGCCAAGCGGCTGGTTTCGCAACTGGCCCAGTGGCTGCGCAGCCGCCCAAGCTCACCATCGCGGCCAGCAGCAGCGGCCGCGATGCGCGTTTGATAGTCCGCATCGATCTGTTCCTGTCGGTCATCGGCGGCATCGGCCGCCCGCTGTACTTCGTTCACCTGGTCACGGTCGACCGACCGGGCTACCTGTTCGCCACTCAGAGCTTCTTGGGTCGCAGCATTCGCCGCTATCGTCCTGGCAAGTTCCGCCCGATCACCCCGCCACGACCAGCCCGCTGCAAACGACAAGGTGCAGCACGCCAGCCAAGCGATCAGCAGGCCAACAGTGAGGTAGGCCCGGCTCATTGGCCCAGCTCGGCAATGCACTTGGCGTGCCGCTCCCGCTGCCGATCCCACACGCCCCAACACACCTTGTTCGGCTGGCCATTGACCAACGTCGAACAGTCATAGCCGCCTGCCCGCTTCCACTGCAGCAGGGCATCGCACGCTGCGCGGTAGTTGCCCACCAGCAGCTGGCGGCGCATAGACGACCCCTGCCAGTTAGCGGTGCCGTATTGGTAGGTGAAGTCCAGATACAGGTCGTATTCGCCCTGCGTCAGGGACACACCAGGCAGGGAAGCCCGAAAGCGCTTCTCTTCGCCGGCGATGTGAGCCTGGGCAGTGTGAAGCGCCCGTGCCGGTGTCGTGCGGTCGCCGAGACGCACCGGCGTGCCGTCCGCGTGGAAGGTCGAACCGAACCCGACGGTCGGCCGATCATTCCTCGTCGGAATGACTGCCGTGTCCGTGTAGCCCTCGCGGGAGACAATGGTGATGAGGCCGGCGGCGCTCAGCACAATTCCCGCGACAACCGTTCGGACTGGAAATCCCGACGGCCGGCTCATGCCTTCGCTGCCTTCGACTGTCGCCACTCGCGGACCCAGCGCCAAGCCAGGTAGGTGATCTGCCCGACCAGGTACACCACGGTCAGGATGACGACCAAGCGGTCGAGGTTGGCGCCGCCTGCCAGCGCACCAGCAACCGCAACAGGCGGCGTGACCTTGGCCGCAGCACCCGCGGCAGTACTGATGATTTCGTCCCGCATGGTTGCCCCGTGAATTGTCCGGTTCGGCATAAGCCCCTCCCGGTGTTGGTCAATAGGTGCCCGCCTCGCTGCCGGCTTGGCGCGAGGGTTAATCCGGTCTGGATGGCGGGCAAAGAAAAAGCCCCGGCTGTGGCCGGGGCTTGCGTCTGGATAGTGGCTAGATTGCCCCTGTTTTTGATGACCTAGCAAGTCATCACTACGCAGCGCGCGTCAGTGCCCTTCCGAACTCCGCCGCTGCACCTTCCTCCAACGCCCGCATGCGGCCGAGCATCCACACATACACGGGCTGCCAAAAGCGGCTGTATGCCGAGCAATCGGCCCCAATTGCAGCGGCACGCTTGCGCCCACTCAACGGTTCGAACCCACTTCCTGCGCAGTCATCGCACCTCATCACGCCAGGACCGTCCTGGGCTGGTTGAGTGCGTTCCCCGTCGCACTTTTTGCAGGGGCAGGCCGTCGCCATCTCACCTAACACTGCACCGGCCAGCACGCCCAACTGCTCCATGGTGTTGTTCGGCCAGGTGCCAGCGCGCGCCAACTCCAGGGCCAGTTCGGTCCGCCGCACCTCTTTGCGCTGGACGTCCGTAACGGCGCCCCCACCCCACCCCATGCTCGCCTTGGCGATGCCGAACTCGGTCCTGGCCGTGCTGAGCGCAAATTGCTGGCGGTTGAACTCGGGCGCGACAAGCCCGATCACGCCTTGGCGCAGATAGTCCCGGCGGCGTGCAGCACTCTCCGGCCACCACAGTGCCTCCAGCAGCTCCCGGCCCAAGCCGTCCTGGACGTAAGCGAGTGCCGCTGCAATGTCCTGCGTGGTCAGGTCGGGGGTGCCACCCCGGCCCGTGTCGAATTTAACGGTTGTCGGCCCCATCCGGCTGGACAGCAGCTCACGTACGTTCCCCATGTCCCTACCCCTTATGCTTTCGTCGATTGATTTCTCGGCGCAGCGCGCGTGCCCGCCGCAGTGCCTGCTCTGCCTCGCGGCGGCTGGCCGGGGCGGTCCACGCCCTCGTCCATCGCATCGCGGCTATGTCTTGCTGGATGCTGCTCAGCAGCGCCAGCGCCTTGTCGTCGTAGCGGGTCAGGTCCATCCGTCCAGCTTGCTGCCATCGCGTCGCACCGACCGCGACCGGTCCCTACGCAGCCCGGTCCCAACATGTGGGCAGACGCTCCACCTTCCCGCCCCTGGCTTCGAACTGCTCCAAGGTCTCCACGGGCGGCATAGCCTTCACCTTGGCGGGCACTGGTGTGTTCGCCGCCTGCATCTCCACCCGGGCAGCGCGCGAACGCTTTGGGGCGGCAGGTGAGCGCTGGCGCGGCGGCCGTGGCGGCCTGACCCGCCGCGCATCCCTCTCGCGCTGGCGCTGCTTACGCTCAGCATCGGTGAGCACCACCCGCGGCATGCCCTGCCCCGTCAGTTGGTACACGGGCCCGATCTTCGTTTCTCTACGAGCCAGGAACCCTGCGGCGACGCAGTAACGAACCGCGTCGCGCACAGCCGAGCGTTGGTCGGTTGTCTCGGCGCCGCAGCCCTCGGAGATCGCCAGCGACGTCCAGGGCGCGTCGATCTCGTTCTCGGTCAGCCAGGCGCGGACCGTGGCCGGGGTCGGATTGGTTTTGGTGGTCATGCTGCCTGCCTCTGTTCGTTGATGAAGGTCTGCTGGGCTATCAGCTCGTCGTCCGAACCGAATGCCTCATGGAATTTCTTGGACCAGTGCAGGGGCGGCCCCCATCGATCCACCATCTGCTGTTGAGTCATGTGCTCGTGCCGGTATCGCTGGTGGTGCCACTGACACAGGGCGTACCCGAAGAAGTGGCCGCGCCGCCTATCCCCAGACTTGGCGTGGTTGTATTCGCAGCCGTAGACCACATGGCGCTGAGCCATCAGGCCCTCCGAGAACCGGACCAGACAGGCCATGCAGGGGCCCGTCTTCGCCAGTTCGATGCGGGCGGCCTCGGCCTTTGTCGGCGGTGGAGCGCTGGACCACATCAGCGCGCACTTCCCGTCGAACGGGTGCGGCGGCGCGGCGGTCGGGCAAGTTGCCGCGCCTCTGCCTCAAGGCGCTTCGCCTCGGCCAGGTAGTAGTCGTGCCGCGATTGGCGCTCGCTGGCGGTGAACTGCACGTCCCGCAGCGCTGTCTCGGCAGCGGCCCGGTACGCCTTTGCCAGCTTCCTGAGCGCAGGGCCCTGCAGGCGTGGGTCGTGGTGGAAAATGTCCAGTTGGTTGTTGTCCGAGCGCATCAGGCGGCCAACCCTTCCCCATCGAACCCCAGGTCCGCCGCAGCGCGCGCCATGGCTGCTCGCGCCGCATCGCGGTCACGCACCGGGTTGACGACGGGGTGCACCGGCGGCAGCGCGAGGGCGGGCTCGGGGACCGGCTTGCCGTCGACCACATGCCGCACGGCGCGCTCGTAGGCGTCCTGCAGCATCCTGCTCTGCTGATAGCCATCCTCGGCGCTGGCGAAGTGGTGCAGGTCCAGGAACGACCGCACCAGCACCGTAAATCCGCACTGCGCACGGCCCGGCCGCACTTCCTGCTGCACCTGGGCGAGCGCAGGAACGTCAAAGCACATGGCCCGGAAGCGTGGCGGGTTCGGCGGCCATTCCAGGGCGTCCCGCATGCAGGCCGACAGGCCGGCGGCGAGCTTCTTCGGGCTCAGGCCGCTGATGCACTGCAGCCAGACTTCACCGGCCGTCGTCAGAGCCCCGGATTGCGCAACAGGCGCTGCGCCATTCGCTCGGGCCCACTTCGCCGGGAACATGGCCGCCATGCGCTCCCACAGGGTCCACAGCGCAGACATGGCCCGTGCGTCGGACTCACCGGACGACGGTGAATTCGCCGTCAACAATTCCTGCGCCGCCAGCGTGGCCACCGCCTCCCTGCTCTCGCTCGTACTGCTGGCGGAGCTGGGTGACGTGGTCGGCAGAACCTGGGTGAACGATTGCATGGTTGGCTCCAGCGTTGCGGTGGTTGGTCGGGGTGTCGCGGGCAAGCCAGGCGGCTTCGAAGCCCTGCCAGTTGCGGTTGCAGCACTTCGTTAGGCAGTCATCAACGGAGAAGCCCATCTGCGCGGCGAGGTGTAGTTCGGTGCCGAAGCTGGCCAGCACGGTCGGCGTGACCGGAGCGCGGCGCTGGCGGCGCAGGTGGAGCCAGTCGCCAAGTACCTGCGGAGACGGCGGGCTCGGCCAGGAAGAGAAATCCAGTTCCGCCGGCTGGGCGGCAGGCGCGCTCGCGCGCTTCTTCCTGCTCTTAGGTTCTATTCCTGGTTGTATTCCTGGTTCATGTGCACGTCGTTCACTACCCTGGTGAACGTCGTTCACTACCTCTGGAACGTCATTCACTACCCCTGGTGAACCTGATTCACTAGGGTGGTGAACGTCGTTCACCACCAAATACGGGTCATGGTCCGGAGCCTTCGGCTTCGCCTGCACGCCAAAATGGAAGTTCAACAGATACTGGTTGGGCAATTTGACGTTGCCGTTTGCCCGCGCCAGGACGGTGATGTAACCGGCATCGGCCAGCCGTCCAATCTGGTCAATCACGGAGCGGCGGGTAAGCCCGCAGTCGTCCGCCAGCGTGTCGTGGCTGGGGCGGCATTGCCCGGTGTCCTTGTTGTGGCGCTCGGCCAGCATCAACAGCACAAGCTTCTGCGTGCTGGTGACCCGCTGCCGGGCAGCCCATGCGAATGCTTCGAAACTCATGTCAGAGCCCCAGTGCCAGGTTCTCGCCCGGGGCGACCGGCCACCAGGTGCAGGCGCTGCGGCCGCTGACCTCGCACGGCTTCTTCGGACCACGCCATGCGCGGCCGTCTTCCAGCAGCTCAGGGAGGCGGCGGGCAAGCATGTACCGGTCGTGGCCGGTCGCCTTGGCCAGTTCCATGCTGGTCAGGCCCGGATGCGCCTTGACGGCGCCGGCGGCGCGTTCCTGCTGGGCGCTCTGCAGCCCGCTGGAAACCACGTGCGCGGCTGCCTCGTGGCTAGTGCTGATATCGGTGGCTCGGGCCAGGTGGCTCATCGCACCGCCCTCCCCGACTGCTTGCCCTTGCCCGCAGCGCGCGCCACGTTGCGCTCCAGGCGGTGGGCCATGGTGCGCAGCGCGCGGGCTTCGCTGACCATCAACGCCGCTTCGTCGCTATCGATCTGGCGGTCACCAATCGCATCGACTGCGGTGCCGGTGAGCCGGCCCACCCGCGTGGTGATCTCCAGCAGCTTGAGCTGCACGGCCGCGATTTCGTCAGGCCAGCCGCCTTCGGGCGCCGGCGGCACCAGATCCACAGCCATGCCGAACTGGCCGGCCAGCGCCTGCATCCACTCCAGCGCGTATTCGCTACCGCCTGCTTTCTCCTGCATCCACTCGGTCAGCAGCTCGGCAATTTCGATGGTCACCGACTCACCCTCGGTGCCGTTGAGCTTCGCCCGCAGCGTCTCCGGGTGCATGGACTTGCCGCGGCGGTCGGTCAGCCATTTGGCGGCCTCGATCACACCGCCCGGCGTCTTGCGCACCGCGTTGTAGAGGCAGTCGAGCCAGTTAATCGAGGAAGTACGGCAGGTCATGGGTCACCTTGGGAAGACGGGTGTTTCAAGGTTTCGGGCCGGGCCCGGCAGGCGCACGATCAGCGCCATGGATGAATTCAGTTCAGGGACGAAGGCCAGGGACGGCCAGTTAGGCGGCATGGACGCCGAGATCGATGCGGTCCGCGTCGGGGTCATCGGGCCGGGTGTCGACTGGCGCAGGCACCTGCCCGCCGAGCAGCTGCAGCACCTGCGGGATGGCTGGGACGCCCTGCTCTTCCGGCCAAGCCTGGACCTGGGCAACGGGAAGCTTCAGCACCTTGGCCAGGTGTCCGTCATTGCCCAGCCCCAACTTCTCCCGCAGCGCGCGCTTGGTGATTGGAACTACCAGCACTGCGGGTGCCATAGGAGAGAGCCCGGTCGTCGCAGCTACGCCGAAAAGGTCAGGCCGCAGGTCGCTAGTGGTGACCGCGTTCTCAGTCGCGGCCGCGATGCGGACAGCGAGCTGGGCGCTCACCTGCTTGTGGCCTCGCGCGATCATGTACAGCGTGGCGGCACTGCACTTAGCTGCCGTGGCCGTGCTGGCCAGAATCGGGCAGCCGAGCTTGGCGGTGCCCCCCTTCGAAGTGGCGTAGTCGGTAAGGTTCATGCGGCTTACATTACCGTTTTGGTTATGCCAAGGCAATACCGTTTCGGTCATTTCCTGAAACGGTAATGGATAGGACCATTGCCGCCATGGACGCCAGCACCCTCAGAACGATCAACATGCGTGACCGCGTCACTGCAGCCGGTGGCCCAGCCGAATGGGCCCGCCAGTTCGGCGGGTCGCGTTGGCAACAGCCGCAGGTCAGCCAGTGGATATCGGAGACCAACCCGAAAGGGATAGGTCATCGCCTTGCACGCGACCTTGAAGCCGCAATGGGCATTCCCAATGGCACGCTGGATCGGCCAGCCGGTGAATCTCACGCCTTGGGACTTGATGTCCCTACTCTCCGCTCTGCAATACGTTTGCTGCAGTTGGTGTCGGAGATCCGCGGTGGCGGCCCCGTGCCAGCCATCGATGCAGAGGCCTTGGCAGTCGCCTACGACACCATCGTGGCGGAGGCTCGGTCGCTGGACGACAGCAACGTGCTGGATTTCATGCGTGCGTTTGTTGAACGGTTGGAGCGAAAAGGGGGTAAGGATGGCGTTACGAGAGGACCAGTTGCAGGAACTGGCAAAGCGACTGGCTAAAGCGATGGACGGAGGTGCCGATCAACGGCTGACCTCGCCCCGGCTTCGATTGGTTACGAAACACATGCCCCAGGGCATGGACAGCATCACCAGAGACTCGCACTACCGAATGATCCGGCATTACCGGCATCACTGGGGTCCGTCGATGCAGCTATTGATTGACCAGGCGTGTTTTGGATTGACTGGAATCGAAGAGCTCAGCGACGAGCAATTGGTGTCATTGCACCGAGATTTAGAACGCGCGCTCGACTGCATCCGCGATGGCGTGACGTTCGAAGACGCCGGCCTTCTGCGGGCCAGGTACGGGTAGAGGAAGGCGCCCAGCACACGAAAGACCCCGTCAGCCGGGGTCTTTTTTTTGCCCCGCGCCAAGCCCCCGGAAGATTAATTACCGTTTTGGTATTGACCAGCAATAACCGTTTCGGTAATGTAGCCCCGTCGCCCCAGTAACAGCCCATCCGGGCCGGGGCACGGAGACTTCCATGGCCTGCTTCATCGTCAGCGCGCGCGCCCACCCAGTCGTGGAAGCCCGTCCCAGTACCGCCACCGTCGTCATCAAAGCCGGTGACGTCACCATCAGCCTCTCCCCCGATGAGGCCACCCAGCTCTGCAAGGACCTGGCACACGCCGCCATG